GGTCAGGCGCTTCAAGTAAATTACTTGGCTGCCAATGTGAAACTCTTGAAGATTTTTCTTCTTGAGTTTCGTGTTTTATTTTATTACTCATAGTCGTGCTCCTTCCGTTCACGTATTGGTGCTAAAGTTTTTTACTTCTTTAGCAAACCGTTTTAGTGCCGCTTCATCATTAATATCAATACCAAAATTTCTCGCAGTATTAAGATCATCTTGAGTAAGCTTAACTCTATTACTATCAGTAGCTTTCTTACGACTAACTCCAGCAACAGGAGATTGCACTCTGTTGTTTTTTTGTACCACATTTTTCTCGTTTTGAGAAGTGTTTTCTTCATCTTTATTAAAGTAGTCAAGTTTAGAAGCTTTTAATCTTCTATTCATTTCTACATAATATTCTGGATCATTTACATCCCAACCTTCTTCAGTTAATTCGGCATCAATTCCATAAGCCATAGCTGTTTCTTTTCTATAACCAGGTTTATTGAACCATTTATTATTTTCTTTAACCCAATCTGCTGCTAACGGCGGTACTTTTGCGTCATTTTTTTTAGCTTTTGGTTTTTCAGCAGAATATTCTTCAGTTTTTGACATCTGATTTCTAATATCAGCCATTTTTTCATAAAGCTCTACTTGTTTATCAGTATTACCTTCTTCAATTGCTGATTTTAGATCAGCAGAAACTGTAGAATATTGATTTTTTAAAGATTTATTAGCTATATCAAAAGTTTTAGTTTCTAATTCAGCTAATCTTTGTTCTAATTCAACAGCTTTTTGTTCAGCTTCTGCTCTTTTTGCCACTTCTTTAGCAATTCTTTTACGAACTTTTTCAGAATATGGCATATCATCAGAATATGCTGGAACTTTTTTAGTTTCTTCTTGTGGTTTTACTTCAACCTTTTCTTCTTTCTCTTCATTTTCAGCAGATTCAACCATAGCTTCAATTGGATTTTGCGGAACTTCTATTTCTTTTTCCGCAGGATTATCATCTAATTTAACTTCTAGCTCTTTCTGCTCTTGTTCATTGTCGATCATAGTTTTCTCCTATGTTGTCGTTAGCTTATGCTAACGTATATTATAATTGTTGAGATATTACTTCAGGGTTATCCAATGTAGCAAGTACCTCATCGTCATTTATTATCACCATTTTGACTTTTTGTACAGATACTTTGGCTCCGGCATATCTACCGAAAACTACCCAATCACCAACTTTACACCATGGAGCTTTCCTGTCACTATAACATTCAGGTCCCATAGCTATTACTTGACCTACACTATTAAGATACGATTGTGTTTCTTTATTAGAGTCAGTCAAATAAATTCCGCCTTTAGTTTTTTCAATCACTCCTCTAGGTCTAATTAAAACTCTATAACCAACTGGTGTTGGTACTTTTTCAGGAGTTGGCACATCATTATCTGTTGCCCATTGTTCATTACTAATCATCTTCTTCTATTATTCCTTTCTGGTATTTTTCTGTTGTTTCATTAATAATTTCTAATGCTTTATTTAAACCTTGTGACATACCATAAACACGTTTAAATTCTTCTATGTTATCTACACCTTTAGACAACAAATTTTTACCTAATTCTTCGTTATAGTTTTTAAGATTATTTTTTATCGCTCTGATTAGTCTTTCCGCCATTGACTGCTTTCTCAAACCCATCTAATAGGTCTGCATATTTTACTTTTAAACCTTTTGCAACTAAAGCAAAAAGTCTTGGTTTTATATTTTTAATAGAATATTTTTTATTCTCTAAAAATTTTTTAGCTTGTCTTATTTCTTCTCCTGATACTGACATTATCTATCTCTCCTTGCAACTTTAGAAGCTGTTTCAACTATTTTAGCTTTAGTCTCAGCATCTTTTCTTGCTTGAGTTCTTTCTTTGTCTTTAACACCTTCAGCAAATCTAGCTTTTCTAATATTTAATTCTTCAGCTTTTAATTGTAAATTAGCTTGCTTCTCTTGCATTTCCATTTGCATTTTTTGTTCTTCAGGAGAAGGCGGCATACTACCCATTAAACTTTGAGCAGCTTGTGCTGCAGCTGCAGCAATTCTATTTTCTTGTTCTATTGGTATTTCTTTAGTTTCTTCTTCTCTAAATTCTTCATTAAATTGACCAGTTGAAGTAGGCACTCCCTCTGGTACTTGAGCTTGCATTTGTTGTTGATATAAAAATGCCATATGTTGACCCATGTGAGCCATCATTTGTCCATATAAAACTTCTTTAGCTTGTGGATTACCACCAAATCGTGGATCATTAATAAACTGTTGGTGTACAGCAATATGAGCTTGATGATCTTGATCTTCAAATACTTTAATTGGTTTACCATTTAGTAAAGCCATATTTTCTGATACTGGATCTCGTCTAGGTGTATCTTCATCTTCAATCATTAAATCTTGATAATCAGGAATATTTAAAGCTTGTAAAAATCTTCTATAAGCTTCTTTAGTATCAATAATACTTGGTGCTTGTTGTGCTAATTGTAAACCTGTTTGAGCTAATGCAATACGTTGAGCTTGACTAAATATATTAGGATCACTTACTGGAACAACATTAATAGCAGAATCAAAATCTTTTCTTCTTATTTTTTTTGTTTCACCAATAACTTCATAAGGATATTCATCGTCTAAATATTCTCCATTTAATCTATAAATTAATTGGAATTCTCTACCTTGAGCTTGATGTAATCTTTTATGAATTGCTGAAAATACTTTACTACCTTGTTCAATGATTGCAATAGTTGTACCAACAGGACCTGATCCAGCTGATTCACCTACCATAGCATCAGCAATTGATGCAAATCTTCTCCCTGATTCAGTTAGAACACCTAACAATTGTAAAAGAGTGGGTGAAGGTTCTTTAAAGGGAAGAGGTATAAATGACTTACGAAGATCATCTCCATAAGCTTCGACTTCTACCCACTCTCCAGGGGAAACTGTTATATCGCCACCTTCTATTCTTGCACCTTTAGCTCTAAAGCCTCCATTTAAATTAGCAAATGCTGCTGAATCTAATAAAGCTCTAAGTGCTCCAGTTGAAGCGTGTTGTAAACCACCAATAGATTGTATTAAACCAAATCCATAAAATCCTAAACCTGGTAAATATTTATAGTGAATAAAGTAAGTAACTTTTTTTCTTAAAGTATCATCTTCTTTCCAATTTCTTCTAATAGATAATACTTGTGTAGTATCATAATCTATAGTTACAATATAAGGTAAAGCTAATCCATCTTTATCTTCACCTAAATCTAAATCAGCATGTACTTCTAATAATGTATGAGTTTTATCTGCCATAGAAGGTGACATACCTTCTAATCTTTGCATAGTTTGTTCTACAGTATCTTGATCTTTACCATCATCTTGATTTCTAGATAAAGGTATGTCTCTATAAAAACCTGATATTTGATGTTTCTTTAATTCATTTTGAGATATCTTCATTATTTGAGTATATCTATCTGCAGTTTCTAAATCTGTATTTTCATAAGATATTACAAAATTTTCTGCTGGTACAAACTTACTACAAATTCTATCTAGTGTATTATCAAAATATATTTTTTTAAAAGCAGAACCTGATAGAGCTAAGAAAAATAACATTTGATCAAGTTCATTAAAATAATCTGTAATTTGACTTGTAACTTGATAATTCATAAAGTCTTGAACACGCTGAGCTTGTTCTATTTTTTTATCAGAAGTTCTACCCATAATTTGAGTTTTAACAGGACCACCTGATGGAAACATTTCTGCTACAGCTCTAGCTTGAAACTGAGTTGCTGCTTCTGACATTAATGGATGATGAACACCTGAAGCTCCCGGGAAAGGATCATTTCTATCTTCAACGACCACTCCTAACATTTTTAAACCTTTAGAGTATTGATCTTCCCAATCTTTTCTAGAAGACTTATCATCTTCAAATGCTTTAATTAAATCTTTACCAATACTTCTAACTTCTGTTTCATCTAGTTCTTCTGCTAAATTAGAATAGTGATTTGATTCAAAAGCTTCTTCTTCTTTTTCAGTCTGTTCTTGATCTACATCAACTCTAACTTTTTCACCTTCTTCATTAGTGTATTCAAGTTTCTTTTTTTCTAATTCAACTTCTAAAGCCATTAAGATTTTCTTTTTTTAGTTTTTTTCTTTTTCTTCTTAGGAAACCCTGCTTTCATATTAGCATAAGCTTCTTTTGAAATTGTTGATTTTGATTTAGGTCTTGAAATACCTTTTCTTTTTCTTTTATTGATATTTGCATATAATCCGGGTTTACTCATAATATTACTAAATGCTCCTCTGTTAATCACTGTTTAATTATTTTAATTAATTTAATGTTCATTCCATTCTATACCTCCTGGTTCATACCATATCTATCCTAATAGATATATAAAACAAAAATATTGATTTTTAAAGTGTTTATTTTGATTCTATTATTATCTTATCGATGCTCTCGCTGCCATCAACATTTTTAGACATAATAGCTTGTACTTCACCACAAACTAATTGCTTGTTTTGCATATTCATATTACGAGTGGCTTCTCTCTTCATTTTAAGACATGTACCCATTGATTCCTGTACTCTATGTTCTACCAGCTCTCCATTTAAAAACAAGCATAGTGCTATAACTAATTTTGTCATTAATGTGCTCCATTGCCATTACTAAATTTAATATCTCTTGTTGAATCTTTCAATTTCTCTATGTCTTTTTTTAATTTTTCTATTTCTTTTTCATGAGCTTTTAACATCACCCCTGTATGAACATTATCTTCTAACTGTTTTTGCATTTTCTCAATTTGAGTTGCTTGCCATTCGAGGATCATAAATTGTTCTTGGTCAATTGGTTTTTGAACTGATGCTTCTAATAAATCTTTTTCAAAGAGTTGATTTTTTGTCTCTAATCTATTTAATCTTTCAATTACACCGAAAGCAAACCATGCTCCAATACAAACAGCTCCTATCAATCCTATTAGATTCCTTAATGGAAGTCCAATATTTGTATTTTCATTTATCTTCACAATAATTTTTCTAATAACATTAATGCTGCAGTCCCCACTCCAGCTAATAACACCCAATAGATTTTGTCTATCTTGCCGCCCAAACTTTCAATATCATCATGCATATGTTTAAGATGATTATTTTTAATTATGTTAATATCTTTTTTCAAGCCTGTGACGTGTCCATAAAGAGCTACCAGATGTTCACCTGTAGTTTTAGGACTTTTAGCCATTATATTCCTTGTAACCTTGGATCTTTAGATGTAATATTTTTTGTAGCTTTAGGTCTTGCTATAGAGTCCATACTTCTTTTACGAAGTTGTACTTTAGCAGATTCCTGCTTTCGTCTATCATCTATTTGTTTTTTTAAATCTCTGATTAAGTTCATAGTCTACAAAGTATAACAAAATTAATTTTTAAGGCTAGAAAATAATGATTAACATTTCCATCTTCTACGAGCTTGTCGTATTCTAGAATTAGGATCATTTCTTGTTTTTGCAGAGCTTCTTTTTAATTGTCCTAATGATCTTGCACAATAAGATTTTCTTCTTTTAGCTGCTTTACTACCAGGTTTAACTTTACCAGTTACAGCCATAGATAATTTAGAACCAGGATTAGCTCGTCTATAAGCTTTTATTCCTGCTCTAGTCATACCCGCACCTTTTTTAGTAGGTCTATAATATTTTTTTCTTCTAGGAATATCTCCAGTTCTTTTTCTAGGTTTAATTTTTGTTCTAGCCATGTAATGCTGCTCCTCTTTCTGCAGAATTAAAACCGCCACTTTTTGAACCACTACTACTTTTTGTAGTACCACCACTATATTGACCTTGACCTCCACCTCTATAAATATCTTGTGCTGTTGGTTGTATATTCATAATTCTAGGACTTACTACTCTATTAATAGTTCCTTGAGTATCTTGATTAGTTATATTTTGAATTCTATTTTCTTCTTTACCTCTTAAAGCTCCACCTAATATGAAAGGAATTGCCCAAGGAGCAGCTACCGATATAAGACTTCCACCTCCTAATATACTAGCTGCTGTTGTACCAAATCTTAATGCATTTTGAACATTAGAAGGTATTCCTAACTTATTTTCTACAAAGTTATTATAATAATTTATATTTTTATTGATTATATTATTTGCATTATCATTTTTTGATTCAGTATCTTTTTCAAAATCAAATTTAAAGAAACCTTTTGGAACTTTAGACACCGTGTCTTTTACAGGTTGAGTAACTTTATCAACCATTGGTGAAAGTGTAGTATTGACACTATCTATAATTCTATCAATAGGAGAAGATGAAATTTCTTTAGATTTATATTGATCTACTAAACTTTTAGTGTCTATAATTTCTGGCGATTTTAAAGATGTATCTGTTTTAGGTGTTGTACCTTGAGTAATTGGAATATCTTCTATAGATTCATATTTTTGATTAAAAGTTTTAGGAGTTTGATAATCTCTTATTTGTCCATCACCACCTTCAAATATAGGGCATACTCCATTAACCGACATTCTACCATTAGGACAAATAAATTCTTGCATTAACTTCTACCTTGTCTATTATATTTTTTATAACTTCGTTTTTCATTTTTATTCAAAGTTTTTTTATGTCTTCGAGGTCTTTTCTTTGGCTTAGCTCTAGGTATGAAGTGGGTAAACTTTTGTTTAGCCATTTACTTTTTTTTCTTCTTCTTTTTCTTCTTACCTTTTTTAATTACACCTCTTGCAATTAAAATATCTTTTTTAGTAACTTTGCCATCGCCTGACATATCTGGAAATTTTTTTCTTTTTCTCATTTAGTCCTTTTTCTTTCCTGGTCCAATATTAATTGGAATCACTTTAGCTTTTTTCTTATTAATTATATCAGATGCTGAAGTATAATTTTTAGCTTTACCTTTATATAAAACTCCACCTTTATAAGTGTCAGATACAGCAGCGTTAGCTGTCATTTCTCTATCTTTAGATTTACCTTCTTCGTAGCCATCGTCATCAATCATTCTAGCTTTAGAAGTATCTTCGAAATCTACATCCATAATATCTTGTACAACTTCTTTTGTTTTTTTAGCCATTAGTCTATCTCCACTTCTATTTTTAAAGATTTCATCATTTGCATATGATCAGCTTTTCTTTGATCATCTATTTTTACAACTTCATCTCCAGGATTTTGCATTGCTTTTTTTAACATAGCAGCATCTTCTACAGCACTTGGAAACTTGTCGTAAAATCTTTTATCAGCGTCTTTAACATCTTGAACGCTATATTGTTTTACTCCAATTTTATTTTTCATTTTATTCTCCTTTAAGTATTTTTATATCTTTACTAGAAGCTGGTGCTAACGTTTTACCTACAGACTTCATTTTAGATATAATAGATTTATTTATTTTAGAATACGAATTAGTATCATCTTCTGATTTATTTGCGATTGCTTTTAAATCCGCATCAGATACAGGATAAAGTTTTTCAGGTGGCGCAGTTTTACCAGCTAAATCTTTTTCAGTCTTTTCAGTCATCTTTCAAGTCCTCCGGTGTACTTAATTTTTTATTCAATATACCTTGAAAAACTGATTGTGTAAAGGTAGGAAGCATCATTTCGCTAATAGGCGATTTATTGTGGCCAGTAGACCAAGATATACAAGGAACTCCTCTCTCGTCCCATGCGACTAAAGCATAGCCTTTGATATCTACCTTTTCTGTAATCTTGATACACGCATCATGAAAAGAACCAACGACTTCATCGTCTTGTTTTTGTTCTTTTTCTTTAGGTAAAGGTTTTCTAGGCGTTACTCTAAACGAATCAAGAGTAATAATGTTTGTTTTCGCCACGTTGCTTTCTTGTCTCATAATCTTCGTCCTCTGGATCATCGGGGTGTGTTACTAAAAATCCATCCCTTATACGCAATAAAGCTTGAACACACGTATCATGTATATCATCGTGCTTTCCATATGGAAATTGCGCTGACTCCTCAATTACACTCTTAGTCCATTCTTCATCCATAGTAAACACTAATCCACCTTCAAACATAGAAGATACGCTATGTGTTCTAGAAACTTTATCTCTATCAGGAGAATAAGTAATTACAGGGATTCCTGATCGTCTTAAATCCTGAATTAAACTTTGCCCTGATGCTTTCTTTTCAATTAGAACTTGATCGGGTCTCCATTCATAATAACTATCGTTAGCTCTTTTTCTTAAATCAGGAAATTCTAATCTTTCTTTCCAAGCGTCTAATAATATACATGCAGCGTAAGGAACGTTGTTTTCATCTCTTGCTGTAAATACTCCCCATGTGGTACATGCTGAAAAGTCAGCAGTGCTTTTAGTAGAGTAAGCAGTATCATAAGATTGAACTACATAACTTAAAGTTGGTATAGTGTCTCCTTCGTAGATATTCCACCAATCTCTTTTAATAATTGAACCTTCTTCATTACTAGGATTTTGCTGGTACAACGCTGACCATACTCTATCACCGACTGTAGCTTTAATTTTATTTAAATCTTCTTTAGAATAAGCTTCAGGCCATAAAGCGTTTCCTGAATTATCTATTGCTGGTAAATCTAAAACTTTCCAGTCTTCTCCACTCTCATTTAAAATGTAGCCAGCTAAATCATCTTGGTGCCAACGAGTTTGAATAATTATAATTTTACCGCCAGGTTGAAGTCGTGTGTAAGCTACCGCTTTATACCACTCGATTAGATTTCTTCTTTGAACTTCTGACTCTGCGTCTTCTCTACCTTTAATCGGGTCATCAATAATTAATAGATGCGCACCTCTACCAGTAATCGCTCCACCTGCACCGACTGCTGTATATGTTCCACCTTGCATCGTGTGAAATCTTTTTGCTGATGTACTGTCTGATCTAAGAGCTACGTTTTGAAATACATTATTAAAATCTGGAGATTGTAACTGGTTCCTTACTTTACGACCAAAGTCATCTGCTAATTCTTGAGCATAAGTCGATTGTATTACAAACTCATTTGGATTATTTCCTAGATACCATGCTGGAAAAAACTCTGAGCATAACATAGACTTTCCATGCCTTGGTGGCATGAATACTGCAAGACGTTTTATTTCGCCAGTTTCTAATTGTTGAAGATGTTTAGCAATCAGTTGTATATGAGCAGGATCCTTGTACCCAGGATACATATGCTTTGCGTAAGATAATAAATTCTTACGAGCTTTAGACGTAGATAAAATTTTAGTGAGGTGTTCTATTACCTCAGCTGCCCGAGGATCCTTCGTTTCCTGAAATATCTGAATAGCTGACTTTAGTCGTTCCTTTAATGTCTGTTCTTGCATTTTGTTTTCCTGCGCCTATTGCACCTTTTTTTCGATACTCATCAAATTTATTTGCAACTAAATGTAATGGCTCTATCTCTTTTCGTACAATTTTTTTCCAATGTACAGAAGGTTGTCCTATTTTTTCTAAATACCAAGCTAATTTACTAGCGTCTGCTGTTCTAGCATTCCACATCTTACTATGATGTAAATCACCTTCTTGGCTAGGGTTACCCTCTTTATAAACTCTTTCTTTAAAGACACTATCGTTATTATTTCCTGTAATGTCAGCTCTATCGTGAGTAACTTCTATATCGACATTCTTCATAATATCCAACATATAAGCTATCTCAGAAATCCAAGCATCGTTTTGTCCATGTAAACTTATATGATCTAATAATCTAAACCAATCCCATGGGAATATGGGAAAGATACTATAAGGATGTCCAGTCTGTTCTTTTACTCGTAGAACATTGAAGCTAGTATTAGCTTCAATGATTTCGTCCCAATGTTTAGTATTCATAATAGCATCATCATTGAAAAACATTACCCAGGTACCCTGAGCATATGCGCATAAAGAATTATTATACATATGGAGGTTCTCGTAGCCTAGTCGTTTAAACTTTAGTACACTTTGATTTTTGTAATTAGCTTTTTTTAAATATTCTAAAGTTTCGATATCATCGTCATCGACACCAAATAAAGGTTGAATTTTATCAGGATTTTTTGCATTAGACAATAAAGAATCCATAGACTTCTTTAATTGGCTAACTCTCTTACGAGTAGGGAGTAATATAGATATAGTCATAAACAATCCATATCACGAAGATTGATTATATAAAACAAAATCTTTTTGATAAAAATTTTTAAGATTATAAACAATATCAGGTGATTCTATTATAAAGTTGTATAGTTTATTTTTTAAAGGATGATTGTTTTTATTATGTAATTCTTTAAATTTTAAATTTTCCATTTTAATAAATTTATCAACTTTGTTAGGAAGAAACCATGATTGTTTTTCTACATGCTCATCAGCTGGGCCATTGATTATTAAATCATCTACAAACTTTACTAGATTATCAAATGGATTTTCTTTAAATTTTAAAATATCTTTAATATTACTTCTTTCGATACAAGTTAAATAACCAGTTACAAATCTTTCAATTGGCTCTCTAATAATTGCTATAACATTTTTTTTCAATAATAAAGGATCATCTACGAAGTTAACCATAGCTCTTTGTCCATCAACTTCTGATCCGTGTACCATAGTTTTAATTGTTGAAGATGCATTTTTAGGAATGTGGATCCACAGGTCGTTGTGATGGAGTATACAAGACCCGAACCGATGATCAGGATAATTATTTTTTTTCTTGAATTTCATAAAAGAAATTATCTGTGTCATCAGTCTGCCAATCTTTATTCTCTACATTCCATTCGGTCGTTTGAACTTTATAGTCTGGAACTTCGTTTCGGGTAGTGAATGAATTAATATTCCATAGTATCCTGTTATTAGGCTGAGCAGCGAAATTACCATTGTCAAGCTCCAATATATGAGCGCACTTATGTTCCTGAGGAATTTCAGAATGATCTGTATCAAGAAGATTGGCGTCAGGGTGACACCAGTCAACAGTAAACAGATACTCACCGTGATATAGTTTTTTATCTTTTCCAATATATTTGGCTCGTTGTCCTTCTAGAAAAGCAAAGTGATTAACACTATGATAATAATTAAAACTATTCCACAGTTGAAGCTCGTCAATCGACATATCAGGCACTTCGGCTCTGTCATACGATTTTTGGAAAAACGCTGAGATAGGCAAGCGCCAAAAGCAGGCACCATTTTCCAGCATGATATTAAAAAGGAGACCACGCCCTGCGATACTTGTGAGACCGAAGATAACACAGTCTTCGCTTTCTCCATTATGTTTCTGTAAATCATATAAATACTCCTTACGAATTTTACAATATATAGGTGGAATGCTACTATTTAAAAAAGCCATTGTACAGATATAAAATAAAACAAAATTTTTTTCTACAAAATTTATACGTATATAAGTCATTCTACTCCTACTCTAGCCAGTACTAGAGTATAAGCGCCAATTTTCGTTTAAACTTTATACGATTTTATTTAATTAAACTTAATACGAATTTAAAAAAAGAGAATTTTAAGAATTAAAAAAAGAATAAAAAAAAAGACTAGCGAAAATTAATTCGCTAGTCTTTAAAAATTTAGATTAGATTATTTTAAATTATTAATTCTATCTTCGAAGAATTTAATATTTTCGATAATCTTATTATCTACTTTATTATTTTTTATAAACTCTTTATTAGAATTTATTAAATCTTTATAAAGATTTATTTTAGATTTATCTAAATACGAATTTAAATCTATTAATAGATTAACTTTTTTAAATCTATTATTTTTAGTAGTATCGTATTCGATATCTACTTTACGATAATTCGAATTAAAAGCTTCTTTAATAGTAGTAGAAAATTTAGCGTTTTCGTAAATATTAAAAGAAACGCTTTTTTCTCTCTTAGTATTAAATAAACGAAATAAAACTTTTTTATTTTCGTTTTCTCTAAAAGATAAAGCGACTTTATTTTCTTTTAGATTATTTTCTTTTTTATCGTTTTTTACTATTTTCATTTCTTACTTTCTAATTCTTTTAAAAACTCTTTTATTT